TTTACAAGGTTTAAGAGAAAATCAAAAAGGGAGAAAAGCCGTTTCGTGGTACGACGAATAGGTTTCCAATCGCAAGCCGTAGTCATAACTTAAAGAATTTTTATGTCAGAGAAGAAGATGGCGTAAAAGTATTTGATGTGACGTGTGGTACTAATTGGCAATCAATCGCTATCACTAAAGAAGAGTATGACGAACGAAAAGCAAAGGGTGAGACGAACATTCATGAGTACACGAGCAGTGTTCCGCATGAGTATATAAGGTTCGAGCGTCCTGTTCATATCTTAGGTACTTCACGACCTGATGGATTCTTTGAGTTCAATGCCGAGGGTAACTACCCATATGGTCAAGGCGAAAAGAAGTTCCTCAGTGACTTTAGCGCAGGATGGTTCAACAATGACTCACGCAGAGGTGGGATGATATGGACGCAAGGAACCTATGCGGGGTTTAAGAAGAGAATCACGCCGATCTACAAGGGAATGAAACTATCAACTGACGACAGGATGACCCCAAAGGATGAGTATGTCGTCATCGGTAAAAAAGTTGATCGTAAGGTGGGCAAAGAGGTTCTTGCAGGATACGAACACTTCTACAAGGTGAGTGAGACCATGTGCAAGGCAATGGACAGGGATGCGTTCTTACGAACAGCTAAGGAAGTTCTTGAGGAACATAAACATGGCAAAGAGTTTGAAGCGGCTGACGCATTGCGAGATCAAGCACCGCTTGATGCAATGATTCTTTATGCAGTGGCGATGGATGTAGGGAGAATTCAACAGCAGATCTTGCACCCGCAGTGGGGGCATACTGAGCCGATCGAGGTCTTTGAGAATCTTAAGCGAAACATGAACAACAGAATCTACAAAGAACATCGAGAGGTATTCAAAGATATTCGGTACAGCATGGGTGAGGTGTATCCGCCAAGCGTGTGGGGGTACGAGATCGAGGTCAATGGCGAGATTGTTCAACAGTATTAATCAACGCCTCACTGCAACGTGGGGCACTAACTGAAAGGGAGAGAGATCATGAGTAGATATATTCTTGCAGGATTCGAGAGCGAAGAGCTTGAGCAGAGTCTTAGAGATAGCCCAGTGTTTCCATTGGTGCGTGATATGTGCCACAAGTTTGGTTTGAAAGTCCTAGCTGAGACTGAGCTTGGCGGTATCACACAGTTCCAGATGTGCTTGACCAATGGCATGGCGGTGGGCAAGGTGTACACCAACATGAACAAAGACAATAAGCTTGAGTATTGCTATCGCACACCATACTACAAGAAAGAACGTGGCAGTAGCGACGAGGACAAGCAGACTTTGCGTAGCACCAAAGTATCTTCACTGATGGCAACACTTAGCAGAGTAGAAGCTGTCATCACTATTGACAAGCTGATCGGCAAGAAAATGGGCAAGCTAGTTGATGCGAAGGACATCATGGAGAAATCGATGGGCAACAGTGGCAAGGCAACATACGAACTCTCTGCTGATGAGATTCATGCCTTACTCTGTTCGTTTCTAGGGGAAAGTCCTAGTAGTAATCATGTAGCAGTCGACACACTTAAATGTAAAAAGGTACTTGACAAATACAATGAAGCTGATAGAGTACGAGTCAAGAAGTTAGAAGAGGTTGATCGGTTTTTCAGCAATCCTTTCTACATGATTGGTGCGGATGCGTTCGGTCACTTCATAGTCGGCAAAGTCAAAGTTACAGGGGAGAAAGAATATGAAATCGTTGAGCAATTCAAGCGTTATGCAGACATCACCGAGCGTGATGATCTCATTCCTGTGATGACTATGACCAAGCTTGCACATGAAGGTAAGGGGCATAACTTACAAAACGGTTATATCCCTGTGACTGATATGTATGACGAGAACCTTGACGCAGTGTTCTTCTATCATACTCAAGCCACACATTACGACTACATATGGATGGCGACCCCATGCACCCCATGCTAAATGCTCTCACTCCAGTGACGCATCAATGGAACTTGGCATTGGTTCGGGTTCCACTGCGTCGTGTGGACGATCACTTTGTTTTGTATGTGTCTGATGGGTATTACAGACGATACGACAAGGACACGTTGCCAGACGAGATCAAGACAAAGATGGCAATGATTCTTGCTACCGACCATAAAGTTATACCCGACCGTGATTTAGGTCGATTAGGTGTGTACGAGAACAATCAGTCAGATGAGCTTGATGAGATTGGTTGGCGAGCGTCCGAGTCGTTCTACTGCATTGTTATGCCGATTGATTCACTGAAAGCATTGAGAGGAGAGACCAATGGCTAGTACACCCGAGGGCAAGGTCAAAACCAAGATCAAGAATATTCTTAACACACACGACTGCTATGTCACGATGCCGATTGGCACAGGGTTTGGTTGCGCGGGTGTGCCTGACTATCTTGTATGTATCAATGGACACTTCCTTGGTATTGAAGCGAAGGCGGGTAAGAACAAACCCACTGCTCTACAAGATCAACACATGACCAACATTCGTAGGTTCGGTGGCTACACCATAGTGGTGAACGAGGATAACTTTGATGAGCTAGAGAAGCTGTTGAAAGATTTGTCATGAAAGTATTTTGGTGGACAGTCTTTGCTATGAATATGTTGGTGGTCATCGTGACAGGTCTAGTCGTGTTTGGTTGGTGGTTAGCGTCAGCCTTACCAAGGAGTTTTTAAATGGATGAACAAGACAGAAGTAATTTGCGTGATCTACACGCAGGCTTTGCGTTAATTGGATTGTTACTGAAGGACGGAAGTTTTTTAGATATGCAACACCTACCCACGCAAGCATATGAACTTGCAGACATGATGCAAGAAGCACGAGACCTGCATGGGGCAGGAATCGTATCAGTGAAACGCCGTACCAAAAAGGAGAAGGCAAATGAATAAATCAGCGAAAGTAAGGATGCTGTTACGTAGAAATCCAAACGTTAAAGCAGGGGCGGTCGTTGAGACAATTGACTGCACCATGCAACAAGCCCATGTGATGTTAAACACTCAGCGCAAGCAGTTGGGAATAATCAAGCTGAGAGATGGCACATACAAAGCCAAAGAAAGGATGCAAAGTAGTGCCACACCCTCCAGTGAGACACTAACTATTGTTGAAACACATTTCCCGATCACGATGGAAGCTGACCAAGTGAATCACCCCGAGCATTACAGGGTGGGTGGCATTGAGACGATTGACTTCATTGAGAAAAAGAATCTTGGCTATAACCTTGGCAATGCAGTGAAATACATCAGCAGAGCAGATCACAAAGGCAACAGACTACAAGACCTACAAAAGGCTCAGTGGTATCTCAGCAGAGAAATTGCTAAAGCACAGGCTTGATTCGTTAGGCATGGTTCGCCATGCCTTTTTTTGTGTCTATTGAAAACGTTATTTGATGCCAGTTATTTAAGGAGAGCGACGATGCTGACAGGATTAGATATTTTGCTATCACGAATGAAGACCAACCCCGAGGAGTTTCTGTACGGTGGGGCTGTTCCCATTGAGGGAGAAGTGTTTGGCGGGAATTGGGCAGACTTAATTAGCTACGCTTGGCGTGTTGCGAACGAGGAAGAACGGCAGGCTCTTGATGAAGCCCGTAAAGAGTTCTATCGAGACGACTTTAGCGAGCGAGTCATGAAGCGTCTTGCAGGCGAGGAACAAGAACAACGCCCCGAGACCTATACATATAAGCCTTACCCAAATATGCAAGCACAATACGACCGGAACATACATACAGATTGGAGTATTAGGACATGAAAACCAAACCCATCAACCCCATTACACCCCCCATCACAGATCTGAGCATGGAAGAAGATGGCGTGTTAACAGAAGGAACTGGGGAAGACTACGCATGGTATCAAGCCAAAGTTTTGGCTAACAAAATAAACTCATTAAATTTTGCGGTGCAACAAGTAATAACCGCGCTAGAGGACAGGCGAAAAGATAATTTACGTGTGATTGAGGAGTTGTTGCGCCAGAACGCAGAGTTAAAAGTAAAACTCAAGGAGAAGAATAATGGATGAAGTATGGAAACGTGAAATAGACAAAGTCTATATGTCTGACGTAGTTTGCTTGGACAAAGAAACTGTTGAGAAAATAGAAGATGGACACAGGATGGGCGCTATCTTCAGCAGAAACCCGAGTGAAGGTTCAGTGGTGTTTTATAAAAAACGCGAGTGGGTAGGGTTGACGGATGAGGAAGTTAAAGCATTTGATACTTGGCATGACAACAGGGAAGAAGAAGTTGGCTGGTGTAACCCATCAGAAATCGTGGCCTACATTGAAGCCAAACTCAAGGAGAAGAACGATGCTTGAAGCAATCAGAACATTCTTTGGTAAATTACGCAGACGGGGCAATGTGGTTGTCGAGCAAGGAACGCTTTGGCGATGCACCAAATGCCATTTAATTTTTACAACCAAACTAGCAGGAGAACAACATGATTGTCAAAACAGTTACGGAAAATGAAGATGGGACAGCAACGATAACTTGCGATTTCACGCAGGCAGAAATACGTGCTTGTGTTGAGGTTGGATTTTTGAGGTTGCTTGAAGAGTATTTAAAAAAGAACGCGCCATTCCATGAAGGAACTATCGATGCCAAGACCGAAGAGTGAGTTAACAGGCGACAGCAAACACATAGGTGCGCGGTTGACTAAGTCACACTACGAGGAATGGAAACGCCTTGGCGGTGCGCAATGGTTACGCAAAGAGCTGGCTAAAAAGTTACGGGAAAGAAATGAGTTTCATAACACTGGACTTTGAATCTTATTACACCAAGGGTCTGGGCTTTAAAACTCAGACCACTGAGGAGTATGTGCGCGACCGCCGCTTTGAGGTGATTGGCGTGGGCGTGAAGATTGACGATCAACCAACAACTTGGTTCTCAGGAACACATACTGAGATAAAAGAATATTTGCAGAAGATTGACTGGACTGACGCGGCCCTGCTGTGTCACAACACGTTGTTTGATGCCTGTATTCTTGCTTGGCACTTTGACTGTCACCCCGCCTACCTATACGACACCTTGTGCATGGCGAGAGCTATTCATGGCGTGGACGCTGGCGGCTCACTCAAAGCGTTGGCTATCCGCTATGGGATTGGTGAGAAAGGCGACGAGGTGATACACGCCGAAGGTAAGAAACGTCTTGACTTCAGCGAAGAAGAACTCCAGCGATATGGTGCGTATTGTGTAAATGACGTCGATCTTACTTTAAGGTTGTTCAATATATTGTCGAGCGAGTTTCCGCAGAATGAATTGGATTTGATAGATATGACATTGAAAATGTTTGTCGAACCTATGTTCCATGTGGACGATGCGCTACTTCAAGACCGACTCATCGAACTCAAAGAAGAAAAGATGGCGTTGCTTCAGACGTTGATGGAGAAACTCAAATGCAAAGATGAGGAAGCAGTACGCAAGAAGTTGGCGAGTGGTAAACAGTTTGCCGCCATCCTGACTGAGCATGGCGTTGAAGTACCTATGAAACCAAGCAAGGGTAAACAATCAAAAGGAGAGATGACTTATGCGTTGGCTAAAAATGATGAAGGCTTTTTGGCGTTGGTTGACCATGAGAATGAGTTTATCCAACAACTCTGTTCAGTCAGGCTCGGCACGATGTCTACCCTCGAAGAATCCCGTATTCAACGTTTCATCGACTCGGGCAAGCGTAACAAGGGACGACTCCCCATTCCTCTCAAATATTATGGCGCTCACACGGGAAGATGGGCTGGTTCTGATAAGGTCAATTTCCAAAATTTGCCAAGTCGAGATAAGAAAAAGAAAACCCTCAAAAACGCAGTTATTCCGCCAGATGACTACATCGTCATCAACTGCGACTCGTCCCAGATTGAAGCTCGTATCCTCGTCTGGTTGGCAGGGCAAGAAGATGTTACTAAACAGTTTGCAAACGGAGAGGACGTCTACTCCGTCTTTGCTTCCAAGATATATGATCGACCGATCTCAAAGGCAGATCCTGTGGAACGGTTCGTTGGTAAGACCTGTATTTTGGGTCTAGGCTATGGGACTGGCAAATTAAAACTTCAACACACGCTAAAGACAACGCCTCCCGGGGCAATCGTCACTGAGGATGAAGCCGATACTTACGTCAAGACTTACCGAGATACTAACGACAAGGTGATTGATCTTTGGCATGAGGGTGACAGAGTTATCAGGACTTTGGTTGACTGGCCTGACGGCAAGAAACCGTTTTACTATGGCAAGAACAAATGCTTGGAAGTGCACCGTGGAGGTATCAAACTGCCTAATGGTCTGATGATTCGTTACCCCGAGCTTCACCTTAACGCTGAAGAATCTAAAAGCCAATACGTGTACAAGTCACGTAAAGGGCCTGTTTCCTTGTGGGGCGGATCGCTAGTTGAAAACGTAGTTCAAGCGTTGGCAAGGATTGTTGTTGGCGAACAGATGCTTGAAATACAAAAGCGGTATCGTGTTGCTTTAACAGTTCATGATGCGGCTGTCATCTTAGTTCCTGAGTCAGAGAAAGACGAAGCAATGAAGTATGTGATTGAGTGCATGTCCGTACCACCAGAATGGGCTAGGGGTTTACCCGTGGCTTGTGAGGCGAAGTGGGGATATAGCTACGGCGAGTGCTAGAATAAGTAAAGAAGGAGTTAACCTATGGAATCCCGCTACCAAGATCCAGAAGAAGATGCGTTTAACCATGTGGAGATGATGAGCAGGGTGAAGCAAGAGGTTATCAAGATGACGCAGGAGAGAGAAAAACTGCTGAGCATGGAGAGAAACAAAGTCCTTGAAGAAGTGGCATTACGTTTTGAACGAGCGCGTGATGGATGTTCGCTTGACGACATCATGGGCAGACGATGGATGGATAGTGGGGCAGAGCTTGTAAGGGGTATGAAGAAATGAGTTACACATGGTCGTTCTCATCGTACAAACAGTACGTCAACTGCCCCAAGCAGTACCAAGAAATCAAGGTGCTTAAGCGTTTCTTTGTCAAGCCAACGCAGGAGATGACCTACGGCAACGAGGTACACAAGGCGCTTGAGAACTACGTCAAGGACGGCACTCCGCTTGCCAAGAACTACGAGCGGTTCAAGGCGCTGATGGACACGCTGATGGAGATTGACGGTGAGAAACATCCAGAACTAAAAATGGCTTTGGATAAAGATGGAAACGCTTGTGAGTATGGTAAGGGATATTGGGTTCGTGGCATCGTGGATTTGCTTATTCTTGACAACGACCTTGCTCACATCCTTGACTACAAGACTGGCAGTAGTAAATATCCTGATACAAAACAGTTAAAGCTGATGGCGCTGATGGCCTTTGCCAAGTTTCCTAAGATAATGCGAGTCAAAGCAGGTTTGCTGTTTGTGATGCACGATGGGTTTGTTACTGAGGAGTACACCCGAGAGCAGATCCCTGCCCTGTGGGATGCGTTCAAAATTGACCTTGCGCGGATGGATGCTTCATACGAAAATAATGTTTGGAATCCAAACCCGACACCCCTGTGCGGCTGGTGTCCTGTGACAACTTGTGACTTTCATAAAGGACATTAACCATGCCATACGAGAATAAACCAAGACCATATAAAAAAGAATATGAACAACAAAAACAAAGAGGTGAGTTGCCTGACCGGATGGAGCGTCAACGAGCCAGAAGAAAACTTGATGCTGA